GAGCTTATGGTTGCTAAAACTGATTGGGAATCAAGTCAATCTTTAACTGCTTTTAATAAGGCTATTACCGACGGTAAAGCTAAGCTTTAATCTAATTTACTCTAATGCAGAAGATTATTAATGCGGTTGCCATTATATCTGGCACTATTTCGTTGACTCTTGTAGGATCTGGAATTTTTCTTTATGTAAATAGAGATTCATTAATAGACTCTGCAAAAGAGAAAATTATGTCAGAAGTAGGAGCTCTTGCTGGTGATGCAGTCAAGGATATGATTCCTTCGACTCCATCTCTACCTAGTATGACTGGTCCAGTTGCTCCAAGAAGTCCTCGAAGTGGGTTAGGAGTTCCTCAGTTCTAATGGCAGAGATACCAGAGATTGGTATACCTAACATTGATTCACAGATAACAGACATACCTGATTACAATTTAGAAACTCAATTAAACATACCTAGAACTCCAGCAGTAACCCTGCAAATTGGGTCACCCATTATTCAACTCCCTGGGTGTGTTGAGTACAATCCTGCTAATAAAAAATCTAATAAGTTAAAAGAAGAAGATGAATCTCATAATGTAATCCTCTGTGATGGGACTGTACCGAGTTACAACCCAATAAATTACGAGCCTAGACAATTAATACTAACTAAGCCAGCTGAAGTACCTATGGTTCCTATAGATACTGATTCAACAGTTGAGACTCCTAAAACAGCTCTACCTCCTACTCCTGTTCCAAAAGTAGTTTGTCCACCTGTTGATGCTCCTGTTATTGGTTCTAAAGTTCAAGGTAATAAAAGTATTAGTGGATATGAGATACAAAATGGTAGATGTATTACTCTTTACGAAGAAATTCCAATTATTAAGCAAGTTATAGAGGCGCTGCCGACCGCTGGGGCTGTTACAACTACTACCTCTATTGCTGTTGTGGCAACGACATCGGCAGTCCTAGCAAAGCCGCTGGCTGATCTTGTTCTGAAGGCGATAAAGCCCTTGATAAAGACCTTAATGAAGAAGATTCAGAAGTTGTTTGGGAAGACTCCAGAGAAGTTGAATCGTTCTGAGATTCTTGCAAATCAGTATCGGGAGAAGAGAGATTTACCTCCTTTGAAGAAGGCGAAGAAATAATATGTTGATGTTGTGGTATGACTCCATGAGGATTGGTGACGACAATATCTGAGCAAATTTTGAAAGAGGGGCTGGAAGGATGGAAGGATACTCCAAGTCTTTTTTGCTCGGCACAATGCTTAAGTCTCGCCATTTCGAAGTCTAATCGTTTATTAGCTAATAACTGCTTTGATAACTCTGTTTGAGTATTTGCGGCTCTTAAGCATCCTTCATGATGACGTTTGTCTAATGGTATAGATATGGTTGCGCTGAGTCCTAATGAAACATTGTTATTTGCCTTCTGCCCAGTCCTTGTAGGAACAGAGTACAAAATAGATCCTGGATTATTCAAATTACCATCATCATCAGTAGTCATGTCATAGACCGGTGAATCATAATAATCTTCATAGGGGTCTTTCCAAGAATTACTTCCTGTCACAAATGGTGTGATATTTAACGTAGGTCCTTGACACGATACCCCATTTCCATAAGTATTACTTATGTACGGACCCTGAAGAACCTGAATTGCTTGGTTCGTTACCGAGCCAGAGGAATTCGCGACTGGGGCTGCACTTGCGCTGACTCCGCCTATGGTTTCTGCTTTACTAACTTGAGGAAATAGGCTAAATGTATTGATAAGTATTACTAATATATACTTTATTGGCTGAAGGTTGAAACCGTATCTGTGACCGAAGTTATTTCGCTGGTACGAGTTATCACTGTGTGAGATTTCATCCCTGGCTGAGTTAATGATGAAGTGAATTGCCATGCTTTTGTTGCATCTTTAATTGTAAAATTTGGCATATTGGTTGCATCTAATCCTGTCCATGTTGATACCACTCCATTAACGGTGTTAGATGTTGAAACAGCTGCAGGTAACAGGCTATCAGCATCTGTAGTTATATTATTCCCTGTCACCGTCATTTGCCAGCCACTCTGATATTCAATTACCGATATCACCTCCGAAACTTTACTAGTAGTCTCAGTATGAGACGTCATAGATCCAGATTGAAAATTTGGCGTGACAGGAACAGAAAAAGCAGGGATTGGGGCTAATAGTAAAAGCAGTAAAAGCCGCTTCATGACTGCTACTTAACGGTTATTTCACTTACAAATTGGCCCACCGCAGATGTGTTTGCACCTCCGGCGGTTATTGTCATAACGCCCGAACTCAAAATAGTCCCGGCGAGGGTACCTGCCACACCACCAGAAGTTGTTGTGGTATTACCAAAAGCTGGCATATCGGCTACCACACCAGAGGCAACGTCCACACCGCTACCAATTGCTGGTATGGCGTCTCCTTGAGTCCATGACTCGCTGAAACTGAAGCTACTGCCTGTTGTATTTATGTCGTAAGTTCCGGCTTTAATCGTCGCTGCAGCTGTAGCTGATCCAGCTGTTAACCCTCCGAATACATCACTATTACCGGCACCTACTTTAATATTCGACCCCGATACTGCGTACGTCGAACCTAGACGCTCGGCAGCTGTACTTGCGCCGCCCACAGTCAATGAAGTACTGGTTGATAGACGGTGAATTAGATCTGCACGTACACTTGAAGCGCTAAATATAAACAATAGTGGTAAAAGTTTCCACATTTTCCTTAACATTTGGGACAATAATATAAGTTTACATGAGGGTAAACTTATTAAGTATTGCAATCATACGATGACTGAAAAAGCAAAAGAAGTTTCTGTAAAAAATGATACTGAAAAGAAAAAAGGTGTATTTGGAAAAGTGAAAGATGCCATTCTTCCTGATCAAGAAGAACAAGCTGCAATTATATCTACAGGGGTCAGAATTGTAGTACTTGGGTGGTCCGGTGCGATCTTGACGTTAAATTATGTTTCCATCCCAGGAATACCTCAACAGAAAATAGATCCAACTTTTATAGCTTCGGTGTTTACTGGGGTTTTAGCCTCATTTGGCATTGCTACAGCGTCTAAAAAAGGTGATGGAACGATGAAAATGAATGGCGATAATAATGGTCAAGTAAGTAAGAAAGATATGGAAGAAATGATAGCAAAAGCATCTGCTAATTCTGCTGTACAAACTATTAGAATTGAGCAGGCTCCATTAGTAATTAAGGCTGAAAATTCTAATTCTAAAGATGATACAAAGTATCAGTTGTAACTAGATAAGGATTGGTTATTATACGGACAGCTTTTTATTAAAATGTGTCATCTCTTCATTGGGCGTGGGTTTCAGTCACATCAAGATGTCATACATGGTTAAAAAGTCATCCAATAGATATAAATCAATTATCTTCTAAAGAGAAGGCTCAAGTAGTGCCTGATCGCTCTATATTGCGCTGTAAGGTCCTTAATCGTCAGAATAACCATACTCACCTAGAGATGAATGGATTAGGCGACTGGTGGGTGTTAGATAGCCATTGGAAGGGGTTAACTCTTGAGAGGTCACATACGCCTTATCTGGTCGAAGGAGATTTAGTTTATTTAAAAGATTTTCCTTATTTCTACCAAGAGTCAGATAAAGAGGAGGATAGTCAAGTATTTACCTTTACCATGTGTCTCAAGTACTTCGATACACCTAATATTAATGGGACTATGGATTATTTAAGAGTACTTAATAAGCACGGTAAGAGTATTTCTAAGGAAGCAAATAAGGCAACCTTAAATGAATTTGGTATGAATGCCACTTTTTCTCAATCCTTAGATCCTCAAGATATTAAAGAAGAGATTAAGACTGGTCGTCCTGTTGCAGCTAGTCTTTTATCTAAAGGACCTATTGATCGCCCATATAAAGGTACCCACTTAGTAGCCATTACGGGGTATGGTAACGACTATTGGTTAGTTCAAGATCCATTCGGCTCCATGGACATTGTTAATGGCCTGTGGAGTGATAGAGGACCACTTGCTGGACACAATGTTCGTTATAGTTTTAAAGATATGAATAGACGTTTATTTGTAAGTGGTGGGGCTTCTGGTTGGGGTTGGGTAAATTTCCGAAAGTTTGAACCAAAAGCGAAGATTTAGTGGAGTTATTCTCCTAAGTGACCTTATTAAATACTTTAGTCATGGCGGATGCTCCTAAATCATTAGTAGAGCAGTTACAGGCTCAGCGCGTACAACTCGAAACTCAGATACAAGATTTAGAAACTCAATTAATGAGGTCTAAAGAAGGTTATTTAAAAGTTTTAGGAGCTCTAGAGTTTGCAGCTATTCAAGATCAGCAAGCTAATTCTCAAGAAGAAGCTCCAGCAGAAGAATCCAGTGCTCCAGAATGAGATGTTAAGCGAGTTCACGAAAAACAGGTATCGTGCTCTTCAGCTTTTAGCTGAGCATATAAGAAACCCGTCTCGTGAACTTTCTCTTAATGCAATTATTTCTGATATAAGTGATGAAGACTTACGTTGGGTAACAGATAAAATTCATTATTATTTATTAAGACTTTTAGACGATGTTGAATATGATTCAGATGAAGAAGAATCTATTCAATTATTAGAAAATAGTTTGAGGTAAGTCTATGTATTTTAAAGTTTTTGCATAGCTGTTAAACAACTGTGTTTCATAGCGAGAATGATCTTCTAGCTAACTTAATTGTTCTTACACCAAAGAACGCAAGACAGAAATTTCGAGAGTATATTTTTAATCTTTGGAACTGGAAATGTGCATATTGTGATGTCGAATTAAATGAAATAACAGCGACAATAGATCACATAATCCCTAAATATAGAGGAGGACATCATGTTAAAACTAATATGTGTTGTTGTTGTACGGAATGTAATCGCTCTAAGGGGTCTACACGTTTAGAAGATTGGTATAAAAAGGGGAATGTTCATTACTGCGAGGAAAGATTTGTTAAACTGAAACAGTGGATTTAATTATTTGTAAGCAAAATGGATAAGCCTAAGAGAGATCCTTATGAATTTCTACGCGAAAGAGCGTTAAAAGTCGGTAGTGAAATGGAGGATCATCGTGATGCTAGAGACGTTGATATTGGAAGACGTGCAATAGCTGGAGAAAAACCCGATACTGTGAGAGAAAAAATGAATGATCGAGTCATTACAACTTAAAGTAAGCTCCAACTTCTCCACCATTTTGTTATTACATATTTATCTTCGTTTTTAGGTGGCAATGCCTCATGTTTAGTTTTATAATTTGGATCTCCATTACTATATAGATTATTCCAAGCAAGTAATAAACCTCTTTTTGGTTTAATTTTTAAGTCTAGACTTTTAAAATAAGTTTCTCCTCCATTTTGTACGTCATTTAAATAGATCATAGTAGTCCAAGTACGTTGACCCATCCATTCGCAATATACTTTATGTTGAGTATTATCTTCTGGTGGAAAGAAATCCCAATGTTTCTTGTAATATTGACCAGGATTATATTTTTGTGCTTGTAAAGCTTCACCTAAAAACATATCTAATTCCATTAAATTTTCTAATTTTTCATTAATATCTAATATTAATTCTGCTGGAAAAAATTCTAAGTCTGCAGTTTGACTAGTCCTGTAATTAGAGGTTATTTGTTCATCTTTATCGTTTGCAATAGTAGAAGATCTAACTGTTTTATTTATGTTTTCTATTAATTCTAGACAACTTTCTTCTGATAGAAAATTTTCATAAGAGTACATTTGAGTGTAAGGGTAATCTAATTTTTTAGCTTTTGTACTTATTGGATTTTCATAGAAATATTTATAATTAATATTTTCTGGTTTCTTTTTAAATCTACATAATCTAATTAGTTCGTTTATTTCTATATCATTGAGTTTGTATATTTTTTTAAACGATCTAGTTAGTTGCTTTTTTGAGACCCCACAAATTGCACTCCTTATGAAGGGATGAACTAAATCTTCTAATTCTGGTTTTGTCATCTTGAAGAATATTTCTTCTACAATATATGTAGAGAATAAAACTACTGCAAGTGGAATTTGCTGTTCTGAGCTTTATAGTGATTTTTGGGGGTAGCTACAGCATGGGTACTTTTATGCTTAAAAGAGGAGAAGAAGAGAGGATCATATACCGCCAAAGGCGTTAAATTGCAACCTTTGTTCATCGCTGGTAATATAAGAGTAAGGTTTTAACTTTTTATGGATGCAATAGAGCTTCCAGTCGACGTTGAGTTTTCAATTCACGCCGCTTCTCTTGCGATTCAGAATTTGGATCGCGATTCTTTAGAGGAGGCTTTTGTTGAAATATTCCATCAAAAAGCCTTAGATCGTCAAATGTTTCTCGGCATTTTAAAAGATCACGGCATTGATGCCGAAATTAAATTCAACGTTTCCACAGAGGGACAGATTTCTTAATTACTATGGCTACTCGTACTATTGAAGGCACTTTAGATACTCTTAGTATTGATGCTGGTTCTGAGATTACTTATCTTGGGGCTACAGCAGCAGGAAACCCTGGCGAGGCTATTAGAGGCTTTCGCGTAAATCCTGGCGGAACTGGGGACATAAAGGTCACATTGGACAGAACCAGTGCTATTGGGACAATGGAAATCTTCCAAGAAGATGATCATTCAGCAGGTAGTGCTCCTACTGGCTATAAGAAATTTGCCAATATAGCTAAAGATGGCAAAGGAAAAGGAGTCGTTGGTGTGACCGTTACTAACGCTGCTAAAAACTATGTTGTGCTATTAACATTAGATGGTTATTCTAGTGTTAGCTATAACGGTAGCGTTGTCGTCCCATAAGAGTAATTTACAAGAAAAGTGGAAAGAATATCCGTTTTTAACGAGAAAGGGTATTGATTTAATAAAAGAGCATTCGTTAGCCCGTACTTATATAGGTATGGATAGATATGCCTCGTATAAAGAGTATGGAGAAGACATTTGGAGAATAGGTTATGGGAGTAAAAAACTAGGTAAAAGGTGGGTATCCTCGTCTGAGAAGGCTACTAAGGAAGAAATAGATTCCCAATTAGAAGAAGATTTAAAGGATTTTTCAAATCTAGTTTCTAGTTACGTTTTAGTACCACTAAACACTAATAGAAAAGCAGCTATTTTAAGTTTTGCTCAAAGTATTGGTATAGCTTCTTTTAAAACTTGTCGATTATTAGATCTAATAAATAGTTCTGCTGGTAGAACTAAGATTATTAAAGAATGGAGTCCGTATATTAATCGTCTTTGGAGGTCAGGTGGAGATCTGATAATAGATAAACGTCGTATGGAACTGGATACGTACTTTGCCCCTGACAAGGAAATTCCAACTTTGGTTCCTCATCGTTGTAAGTTGAAGAGATGCTTATTAAATCTCCCTGAGACTTATAATGGAAATCCAAATCAACTGAAGGCAATTGATTATCTTGAGAAGAAATTGTTAAAATGGGATCCTTCTGGTGAGGTTTTACGTCAGTTTTTTCGTTATTGGTCTCAGAAGCCCACTTGTCTAGGATCTTCGCCGCGTCAGGCTCGTAATGTTTGAGCATATCTATAGCGTCCCAGAGTTGTAGTTCTGGTGTGTAATTTTCTAGGAAGGTTTCGTACTGCATGATGGAAGGGATGTTGTAGAGTTTCGAACTTTTACAGGTTTTAAAACTTTTTGTTGTTTATTTATACCTATTTTAAGTAAAATTAAATAACCTATCAAATCCATTAATACATCTTCATCTGTTGAAAGCAGTCCAACTCCTTTTTTTATACGATTTAATTTATCATCTATCCGTACTAAGAGTTGTTCTACTTCGTTTGCTTGACTGAATATTCGACAAGGATTTAAGGCTGAATCGCCATAATTTTTATTTTTATATAATAAAAGTTCTTTTACATCATCACAAATACGTGCGATTTCAACTTGGGTATCTGTCATTACAGTATTACTTTGTATATTCATAATTTAACAGATGATTTTTCCAATGTTTGAAAACACTTCTTTAAATTTGTCGATTTGCGAAAAACCTAAATCCAATTTTGGTAAATAGATAAAGTAACCCCAGTATATAGGTGATTTCAGGGTATACAAGTCTTTGCCATGTATTAGATTAGCTCTATCAGTAGGAATACAAACAGGATAATCCCACATCTCTGGACATATCCTCATCATTTCTGGGTAAATAGTATAAAACAGTGCTTCTGGAATATTACGAAGCTTCCATTCTTTTACTAAACGTTTAAACCAAATAACTGAAGGTGCTTTAGAGGAAGCCCCAGACTCTAAACTCCATCGCCAAGTTCCCCGATCTTTATTAAAAGAGCATCTACCAAAACTCGGAGGAAATAGATAAGTGGTACCTGTCCAAGGATCTTGCATGTTTAAGCCATCCTCTTCTAAGGTATATATTTTTTTAGCCCTTAAGAATTCGATATTTGCCGTATGTGTTGAACAAGGATCTAGGTCAATATCTCCTAAAACGGCATAGATATAAGGTAAATATTCTGCTGGAGTTAACCAATCATCTTTTATATGAGATATTCGGCCTATTATTCGTTTGTAATCGGCCCATCTGAACTTTCGTTTCTTCACATCATTTTTATGAAATCGGCTCCTGCCGTGTCATGTTTATAGTGGACAAGAGTCATTTTTTCTTGATCTTGAATAATAAATAGTGATTCTTTTTTAGGATCTATTTGTTCTGCTCTTGTGATTGCTTTTTTCATAACATCGGCAACCCCAGTCATATCCCTATTATTGAAGTCATTAAGAGCGTTCATTAAATGGTCAACAGTTAAGTAGAACATGCTTTTCTTCTCATCTAGTGCATCTGGTACATAGACCATTGCTCCAGCTCCTTCTTTCTTATGAAATTCAGAATAAAATTCACACATGTCTGCACAGATACGTTCAATTGTCAGTTGAAGTAGCTTTGCTTCATCTTCCCCTGTTACGGTGCGTAAAAGTTTCTTGAGGAGTTTGTTTCGTCTGTTTGTCATGGATTTATTTATCTGATTTAGTTTATCAAGGTTTACTTTGAGTTCCAGTCTTTACTTTTGGAACCGATTTTATAAGATCGCCTAAACCAGATTTTTTTAGGGTTTCCAGTAGTTTAGGTAAGGGTTGATAGAGGACTACTGCTTTTTGCATATTACCTATTTTTTTAATTAATTTTCCATTTGCATCTCTTAATTTTGTTAGTTCACCTTGGCGTATTAGATATTCCGCAACGCATCTATATCTACGTTTTTCCGCTAGATTTATTTCTGGATAACGATCACAAATTGTACTAGTCCTCATATCGCTAAAAGTTAGTCTTATTTGATCTGCTAAAGAAAGACCAAGCATTGAATCTGTTGTGCTGGTTTCATAGCTACAGATTAGTTCTAAGTATCTTCTTAAGTCAGATGTTTCAAAGCTACCGGATGGTGGTATAAAAATTTCTACTTGCTCTATTAAAGAAGCAACTAGCTTTTCTTCATAGTTTTCGATGGTTACTGAGTTTATATCTAAATCGCAGAATCTATAGCTCTGATAAAGGTTTTCATCTGCTTCTATAGGTTCATAATCTGTGTGATTTAGACTTTCAATCCAGTCCTCATTTTTTATAACTGTCATGCAAGGACTTTATCTTTTGGAATCTTAACCGAAAAATGATGATCGTCCCACTGTTTCTTATGATCTAATCGAATAACGAGTCGATAATAGTCATTAATATCTGCCATGTGCTCTTTCATGGTCGTCAATTGACGCCATTTTGATCCATAGATTTCTTTCAGTCTTTTTTCACATTTTGTCCTTGAGCCGCCATAGTTTTCTGTTTCCCAAAGGGCTTTAGCAAACATTCTTTGTTGATGTGTTGTTAATTCTAGTAATTCCTCTATGGACATTTTTGATATAAGCTCGCTAAACTCTGTAAGGAAAGGGTATTTTTCTTCATGCGTCGTCCTATTACATATGCTGAGCTGCTTTTGATCTTGGCTCTCTTGCCTGTCAGTATTATTGGGGTCCAACATTTACACGAGTTTGTGACAGATAGAATCAGTATAGAAATAAAACTAAAGTAGTACAATGGGTAGACGCATACCTGATATGGAAGTTCTTTTATCAGGAGGTATAAAAAAACCTTTAAAAGAACTAGAGGTAGGAGATAAGGTTCAAACTCTTCATCAGGATACTTTAGAAGAAAGAGAGGCGGAAGTTAGTTATGTAAGGGTTATTGACTCTCCTTTACTTTCTTTAACTCTTTCAGGAAAAGAATTTGTTTGTTCAGAAGAGGATAGATTTTATGCAACTAATTTAAATAGATGGGTACACGCTTCAAGTCTATTAGAAGGCGATACAATCTCTCAGTTAGATGGAGAAGTCAAATTTGAAGGAAAGAAAAAAATAGGAAAAGGTAAATCAGTTGAATTAACCGTTGATGATGCCCATACATACGTGTGTGATGGAGTTTTAATGCATAACAAGGGTGGTAGTCCTCCTCCACCAACCATTATCATGCCTCCTCCACCTCCACCACCACAGATTGTGACGGAAGTGACTCCCCAGCAAACATATCAGGATGCTTCGGATTATCTGAGACGTATACAAAAGAGAGATGATGCAATAGAGAAGAGACGTTGGGACATGGGATTATCACCTGCCGATATAAGGGTTCGACATACTGCTAGTGATTTACGTGGTGCAGAGAATGCTGCCGCACTTTCAGGTCCACCAAATCCAGCAAGTATGCCAGGCTATTTTGGTTCACAGACGATGCCAGGTGGTAGAAGCGCTGCTAGTCAAATTGTTGATGCTTTATATTCTGGACCTGAGAAAGGAAGTCAAAGCAGACAAACTCGTATTACACCTAAACAATATTTAGATTACTCAACTCCTAAAGCTGTTTATGCAGGTCCACAAGCTCGATTAAATCAGATGCAGGAGGCATATGATCTTGCAATGCAACAAAAAGCTAAAGAGACCTTTACTCCAACTGAGTTTGAAGCCCCTTCTTGGGCTGAAAGAGACTGGTGGGACGAAATTCAAAAATGGGAAGAGAGAAGCGATAAAGTCGAGATGGGGGATCCTACTCCTGTTATTTATGATGCTGACGATCTAAAAAAGAAAAAATAGTTCAAGTAGGTTGATCACGAGGGTCAGTTAGCCACTCTTGATAAGATTCTTTTAAAACTTTATAATCTTCGAAGGGAATTAGTATTACATTCTCTTCGTCTATTTTTATATGGTCTTTATCTATATTGATTGCTGTAATGATATCTTCTAAATCAAACTCCAATTCTTGAAGTGTGATAGTTCTCATTACTTTTAGGCGGAGATATTTATCTTAACTCTCTACTTCTCCAAAATCTAATAATTCATTTACTGTTCCTGTTATTAATCCAAAATCAATAGTTGCTTCTACATCTTCTGTTACGCTTCCCCAATCCAATATATTTACGTTTACACCAATTGAATAAGTCGTTTCTAAATATCTAATATCATTTGTAATAAGGAATAAATAATTACCTGCGTTTAATTTTAATGTTGGATAGTCATTAGTAACTAAACCTCCTTCGTCATCTAGATAATCAATTGCCCCTTCGTTATATACATAACCTAAATCATTTATAGGTAACTCTTCTCTTCTTTTATCTTCTGTTATACGATAGAAAGCTATTAATGTATTTTTATTAGTATTCTCTTCATAAGAAAATTGAGAAAAGTTCTGAGTAAACTGTACAGAACGTGGTTCTTTTAATTTTATTTGATAAAAAGTTGTCTGTTTACGTGATAAACCACCATGAGAGTTTTTTATTGTAAAAGAACGGAAAACTGATGAGAAATCTCCTAAGTCAATTGGGTTATTTAAGTTATCGCCAGATTCAGCTGGTTTTGGATCTGAACCAAAATATGAAGTAGGGCCATAAGCTGTAGGTCCTGCTCCACCTGTAGGATACGCCTCAACAGTTCCTAGATTATAAAAACCTGTATTACTTGGAATTGTCGCTAGATACCTGCTCATATTCTTCAGATAAACCAGTGTAAATTGAATGAAAAGGATGCTTAGGATCTGATCGTCCAGATTTTTCATACCTTTCATTCATTATTCTAACTCGTTCAGCCATTGCCCTAACTCCTTTTCTACCTGTACTTTCTTCCTCCACTGTTGAGATATTGTGATAATCGAGATCAATTTCCAACTGGTTTAAATGTGCTTGAGCTTCTTTTTCTGTATCACACCAATCTCCAAAAGTAACATCACCCCCAATAACAATCATTGGTGCATATTGCTTTTCTTCTAAGTGATAATTACTAGGAACTACTTCACTCCTCTTCGATACTACTTTTTTTATCTTTGTAGTGTTTGAAGATGTTTCCATGGGTGAGGCAGATGGTTTTAACTTCATTTGGTTCTGGAGAGTCCTTGAGCTCTTTGATTGTAAGGTGCATTGGGTTACAGCAGAAAGAAGTACATGTTGGTCTGCTGAAAATCCTATATTTACCTGTATAGCCACGACTTAACCAAAAAGCCACTCGTGATGCTGATTGAGTTTTAGCAGAATGAAAAGGAGATGGAAAATAAGCAGTCGATTCAGTACCATTTTTCCTCGTTGCACCTTGCCATTTCCAGCATTCATCAGATCCTTGGATATCTACTTGATCCCAAAATCGCTTAACTTGCCAGTACCAAGTACGTACATCGAAGTTTTTAACGTCAATGGAGCACCTACCTTTTTTTATTTCTTCCATACAATCAAGACATTCCCCCATCTTTCCAAAGTTTCCTTTATGAGTTGATTCTTTTTGTTTATGCCAAGGACATTCAAGTTCGTTTGTCATGTGATACCTCAATTGAAATTGTTTAGTTTCGTCAGGATGATTGTTTACTAATTCTTTACTTACTATAGAAAGATTATTCCATATTTGAACTATGTCTTCTTTTTCTTTTGTTTCTTCATAGGTTTCTTTATTACAAATACGTCTAACTGTATGATATGGAATTTTATAAGTTTTCGATAATCGTGAACAGTTAATCCCCTCTTGATATTCTATTCTTAATTTAGTTATTAAGTCATTATTTAGTGATATTTTCTTTCTTTTAGCATTTTCTAATGCAACATCACTTCTTGTCCCCCAATAGTAATGAAACGGGTTTAAACAATAAGGAGAATTACATATCGATTTTCTTACAACAATATTATTTATTTCATCTGGAAATCTCCCAGTCATTGCAAGTATTAATGGTCTAGCATCTTTATTTTTATATAGTAATCGTTTCGGTTTACTTGTATTAAAGCCTTTAAATAGAGCATTTGTATTTTTCTTAACGCAAAAACAACTATCAAAAGCTGTTAATTGAAAAACGGTTTGGAGAGCTTTTGCAAAGACTATTTGATCATATGGAGTGAGATTTTGATATAAAAAGACGTTTTCGTAATCCATAAGCGGTAGGGTGTGCAGTCAATACTAACTCAGAATGGAGTAATTGCAACGATATTTAATCAACACCCAAGTACTTCGAAAAAAACTCTATTTTATTCTCTTCTTAGAAACCTGAGGATAGGTATATGACTGTAACTCTTCTATATACATTCTTTAACCTAACCACAACATATACGTACTTAAGTAAAATGCCATTTATTTTTTAGAATTTGGGTGTTGATACTAAAAATTAGTCGTATTAAAGGATTTTGTTTCAGAAATAAGGGTTACCCTACCGATTTTTTTGTTATTTTAGAGGTTATTTTTATACACTCAGTCACCTAATCTCAAAGGTAATTGAAAAAATCCTCGTAGATTTTGGCAAAATCGTCAGCCTCGTAGGAGTCTCTAGCTATTCGACAAATACCTCCACCTGGGCAGCATACTCGGTGTTGATAAAGACCTTCTCCGCCTAAAATTTCAATTGTTGTTCCATGGGGTAAAGTTGTCATTTTATTTATTTCCCCCGATAATATTATTATAAGAAATAGGAATAATAAATAACAAGAAATGTCTTGGTAATCATAGCTTTATAATTAATAGAAATAGTTAATAAGTTAATGGGCGGCGCAGGATTTGATCCATCTGGATTTGGAATGCCTGAGGATCTGGGTGATCCTCGTAGACAATCGAAGTTACCTGGTGGATATGCGACACAAGGTCAAGCTGTTAGCGCTCCTTATGCTCAAGCCAATATGAGAGCTGCTCAAAAAATTAATCCCATGAATGCTGCTTCTCAGGAGCCAGGTGTGGGAGAAAGAGTTGACGATTTTCTCAGTCGTATAGGGGCATAGTAATGGGCTTTTTAGGAGGACCTATTCCATCTCAAACACGAAATGAATGGCATCCTTGGAAAGATAATAATTTTGAAGTAGGTGTTCCTGCAATAAGAGAGAAGCATGTAGGACTGGATGCTTATAAGTACATACCTTATGGAGGTAATCCTGACTATAGAGATACTTTATATAAAGCTGATGATTACGAAGGAGATCCATATCAACTTGCTCCTTGGATTTATCAAGAAATACCTAATACTGATCCTAGAACGTCAGGCGTTCAGGCTTCCTTGCCTGAGCGTATAAATCAATTTTTAGCAACGGTGTAATTATGGGTGACAATGACTTCCCAGCAGTAATGGCTAATGGAGGCCGAGACGAAGCTAGGGATAAGGCAGCGAAGTGGAAGACGTACAGAAGTGGATCGTCTTCATATAGTCAATCAGGAACTCATATTCCAACTGGAAGTATGTATAGTCAAGGTGAATTTACTGATGGATCTGATACATCACCTTATGGTTATGAGGAATTTGGGATCACACCTAGTTTATTGCGTTAGGTAGTAAGTTTTCTAATCGTAAAATTATATATAAAGCGTAGATTTCAGTTGGTAGATGTCACAAACTAAGGCTCAATTATTGACAGGTAAGTCGGATCAGACTGTTACTGTGTCAACTTTAACTAGTGGAGATATAACTAGTAGCGGAAATTTAACCTTAAATGCTCAAGGTGATCTTCGCTTAGCAGACAGTGATTCAAGTAATTATATAGCTTTCCAAGCACCAGCTACGGTTGCTAGTAATGTTACTTATACCTGGCCAGCTGCTGATGGAGCTGGAGCAAATTATGTTCTTGCTACTGATGGATCTGGAACGCTATCTTGGATAGCTGATCCAGCTGGACAATGGACAACTAGTGGTAGTGATATATATTTCAGCGGCGGCAATGTCGGTATAGGGCTTACAAATCCAGCAACTCCTTTGTCAGTGACTGGAACGTCAACTCTAAATGGAGACGTTACTTTTACTGGTGCAGCTGCGAACGTTACTTGGGATAAGTCAGAAGATGATTTGATTTTTGCTGATAATGCAAAACTAAAACTCGGGACTGGCGGTGATTTAGAGGTGTATCATACGGGAGGACATAGTCATATTAAGCAAGAGGGTACAGGTCATCTATATATAAATGCTGATACTTTTAGATTAAATAATAAAGCTAATGATGAAAATATAATTGTTGCTGCTGCTGACGGAGGAATAGAATTTTATTTTAATCATACAAAACGAGCCGAAACGGTAAGCGCGGGATTTACGGTGACGGGAGTTTGCTCAGCAACTTCTTTTACCGGAGCGTTTAATAGTGATGGACAGAGTAATACTGTTTTAGGTACACAAGCAGGAGATAGTTTTTCAGGCACAGATGCAACATCTAACACTTTAATTGGATACGATGCTGGTACTGCAATTACTTCAGGTGATGAAAATACTGCAGTTGGTAGAAGTTCTTTAAAAACACTAGATACAGGTATTAAAAACACTTGTATTGGAGCTTACGCTGCTGAAAATGCAACTGGTGTTCATTTCCATGAGAACGTAGCAGTTGGAAATAACGCTTTAAGAAATGTTGTAGACGAAAGTGAAATTACAGCAGTAGGTTATGAAGCACAAGAAACAGATTGCGGTATTGGAAATACAGCCTTTGGTTATCGAGCTGCTAAAGGTAATCATTCCACAAGATTATTAGCTATTGGTCATAGCGCTGGTCTAAATAATAATTCTTGGCCTAATACGTTTATTGGTTATAACTCTGGAGGTGCCAGCTCAGATATAACTGGAAACAACACAACTGCTGTAGGTTATGATTCTTTAAGTGTATTAACAACAGGTGGTAATAACTCTGCTTTAGGACATAAAGCTTTAGATCTTAACACAACTGGAGAACGAAATACTGCCGTTGGATCATTTACCTTAGACGCCAATACAACTGGAAGTTATAGTACAGGTATTGGTATGTACGCCCTAGGCAACAGCACAACAGGTAGTTATAACACTGCTCTTGGATATAACGCATTAAACCTAAATACAACAGGAGCTGGACATGTAGCTATTGGTATATATGCCTCAGATGCAATAACAACTAATAACTACACAACAGCATTAGGTTATAACGTTTTAACTGCAAACACCGCAGGTCTTGTCACTGCTGTTGGAGCTTATGCAATGACGGCTAATACTTCTGGTGAATACAACACAGCAGTTGGATATTCAGCGTTAGAACTTAATACAACAGGATATGAAAACGTAGCTATAGGTCATAAAGCTTTAGAAGCTAATACAGTAGCAGGAAGAAATGTAGCTGTAGGTTGTTATGCATTAGATGCAAATCAAACAGGTGTAGATAATGTTGCTATTGGTCGTAGTTCTTTGTCTGAACAAACTGATGGAGATCACAACACTGCAATTGGTAGTTTTGCGTTAGATGCTAATACAACTGCAGACCATAATACGGGTATTGGTTATCATACCTTAGGAGCAAACACAACTGGATCAAAGAACGTTGCTATTGGTAATTATGCGTTAGATGCGAACGTATCAAGTTCTGATAATGTTGCCGTTGGTTATGGAGCGTTATCTAACAGCACTACAAGTTATAACACTGCTGTTGGTTTTAAAGCGTTGCTAGAAAATACAACAGGAACATATAACACTGCTGTAGGTAATCTTGCTTTAGATGCAAACACTTCAGCTAGTTATAACACTGGCATGGGTCATGGATCATTAACTAGCAACACAACAGGATCTGGTAATACTGCTTTTGGTACCAATTCGGGATTATCAAACACAACTGGAGATAATAATACTGTTGTCGGTCATAACGCTTTATTTCTAAGCACAACTGCAGATAATAATACTGCTGTTGGTAAAAGTGCTTTAGGAGCTAATACAACTGGAACAAGAAACACTGCTGTAGGTTCTCAAGCTTTAGATGCCAACACTACTGCTGAAAGAAATGATGCTTTTGGTTATAACGCTTTAACAAGTAATACGACAGGAACGCTTAACGTTGCAATTGGCGATTCTGCAATGGCTCTTAATACCACAGGTGGTGCTAATTGTGCTATTGGAACAAGTGCTTTAAATGCTAATACAACAGCAAGTAGTAATACTGCTCTCGGATATTATACTTTGGCCTTCAATACAACAGGAGCACAAAACACTGCTGTTGGTAGGGGTGCATTGTATACAGCCACAACAGCTGATAATAATACTTCTGTTGGGTATCATAGTTTATTATTAAACACAACTGGAACTAAAAACGTTGCTTTTGGTTCTGAAGCATTAGATGCAAATACAACAGGTGATGGTAATGTTGCTGTTGGGTATGGAGCTTTAGGTGCAAATACTACAGGATATTCAAATACAGCTGTTGGTCTTGAGGCATTACTAGATAACACAACAGGTACTGCAAATACAGGAGTGGGCGATGGTGCCTTAGAAAATAATATATCTGGAAATGATAATGTTGCTATTGGCAGAAATGCCTTAATGACGAATACGACAGGAGATAAAAATCATGGATTAGGTCGTCAGGCATTATATGTAAACACAACAGGAGCTAATAATACTGCTGTTGGTTATCAAGCTCTGTATGAGAATACCACTGCATCTGATAATACTGCTGTTGGTATGGAATCACTCCATTCAAACACAACTGGAGCTCATAATACTGCAATAGGTCACGATTCTTTAGAGAGTGTTACTACAGGTAGTTATAACTGTGCGTTAGGAAGAGATGCTGGTAGAAGTATCACAACTGGATCAAGTAATGTTTGTCTTGGTTCTAATTCAAATGATGCTGCTAATACAAGTGATGTTGTAGCGATAGGAGATTTTGCCCTTTCAGCAAATGAAGCTGATGGTAATGTTGCTGTTGGTCATAATGCAATGTATGTAAACACAACAGGAAGTCAAAATGTTGCTGTTGGTAATTTAGCTTTAGAAGATAATACAACTGGTGCTCAAAACACTGCGGTTGGTACTTATGCTTTAGATGCTTGTACAACTGGTAGTGAAAATACAGCTATCGGTCAGCAAGCTCTTACACATACAACAACGGCAAGTTATAACACTGCTGTTGGTAGAGCAGCACTGAATGATAATACTACAGGAGAACAAAACACTGCTATTGGTCAAAATGCTTTAGCTGATAACACAACTGCTCATAATAATACTGCTGTTGGTTGTCTTGCTATGCGATTAAACACAACAGGAACTTCAAACGTTGCTGTAGGTACATATGCATTAGATGCTAATGTAACTGGTTCTTATAATATTGCTATAGGGTATAAAGCTCTTTCCTTATCAACAAACTCTAGTAACACAGCAGTTGGACACGACGCTTTAAAAGCTTGTACATCTGGGCAAAGAAATGTAGCAATCGGTACTAATACTGGAAACGCAATTACAACAGGTTCTGATAATGTATTGCTAGGAAGAGATGCTGGTTTATCTACTTCACCTTCCGGTGCGATTACAACTGGTGACCATCAAGTAGTTTTAGGAGATGACGATGTAACAGATTTATGGTGTGCTGATACTTCAATATCATCCTCTGACTCAAGAGATAAAGCAGATATCACTGATTTCACTAAAGGTTTGGATTGGATTAAAGCACTTAGACCAGTTACCTATAAATGGGATAAAAGATCATGGTATGGAACAGATGCAGAACCTTACGGCACATCAGATGGTTCTAAGAAAAAATCAAAAGTAAATATTGGATTTTTAGCTCAAGAAGTTCTTGCTGTAGAAAAAGCAAATGGTTACGGAGATACAAACGACAATATGCTAATTTGTAAGCTTACAGAAGACGAGATGAGATATGGACTTAAATATGAACGATTAGTTCCCGTTCTTGTTAATGCAATTAAAGAACTATCAGCAAAAGTAACTGCACTCGAAACTGCATAAGCTTAACGAGTTAGTGATCCTACAATAGAAAAAAGTTCCCTAAGTAAGATTGGCATACATCGGAAGACAATTAGTTCGTGGAGAGAATAGAGCTCTTGACGATATATCAGGTAGCTTTAATGGAAGCACCACGACATTTAATTTGACGGTAGGGAGTTCAGCGTCAGCTCCTGGAAGTATTAATCAGTTATGGATTTCCATAGGTGGCGTAATGCAGAAACCATCTACTGACTTTACTGTTTCAGATAGTCAGATTACTTTTACAACAGCTCCTGCAGCTGGTTTAAGTTTCTGGGGAATGATACAGGGAGATCAGGTTGATTCCAATACTCCTGCAGATGCAACTATAACTCCAAGTAAAATTGCAACTACTGGCAATTACACCTTCCCTGGGACGGTACATGCTTCCCTAGTTTTAGTTAATGCTTCTGATGCAAATACTACTTTAGGTGCTGGAAATAATATTAATTCTCTAGTTGTAATGACTCCAACTGCAGCTCGGAATTTGACAACTGCGACAGCAGCGCAATTTGTTACACAATTAGGTTCAATTTGTCGTATTGGAACAGGTTTTGTTTTAACTGTTAGGAATCAAGCTGCTTCTACACATGCAATAACCTTAGTAGCTGGTACAGGAGTTACATTAGATAGTGATAATACAAATACCATTTCTGCTGCAAATACACGTCAATTCTTTGGTTATGTTACAAATGCAAGTAGTGGATCAGAAGCTGTGACTTTTTATAGTTTAGGTCAGGCGGCTCATTAAATTTATTTTGACCACTCAGGTTTACCTGTAAAGTCTTTTCCAAGCCAGTTAGTAAGTTCAAAAGCTGGGATAACTGTTTCTTTAAGGAATTTTCTGTGTTCTTTTACTTGTTTAGTAGTGGTCTGAAAACCAAAATCTGTTATTTCCATAATACCGAATCCTGCAATAGCAGCAGC